GGCCAGCTCCGCTTTCGTGAACCCCGAGTTGAACTCGAAATTCAAACTGCCATCAGGGAACGTGCGGCTGTTCTGCCCGTGCATCTGCCCTTTCATCAGTTGATATTCCCTGGCGATGGCGCGCAGGCAGACCGTCAGAATGTCCCTGGGCACCGTCGCCCCGTTGCCAGCCGTGTATGTCACAATCAAGTTCTCGTGGCCCTTCGCCCATACGCCCGTGCTCGCGCGCAGGCAGTAGTCCTCGACCGTGTAGTCGTTCTCCGCGCCGACGGTGTAGGTGTTGCTGTCAATATCCGTCACCGTAGTGACCGTCAAGATAGGCCAATGCTTGAGCGGCAGGTCAGTACGCCCCGTGCCGCTCACTTCCTCCGAGGTGTAGGTGCCGTTAATGATGTCGCACCCGACCTCCTTCTTGACAGCCGCCACTACGCCGTCCACGATGATCTGCAACGGCGTGTCCCAGGTGGTGACGGCGGTCTCACCCGGCATGATGTAGGGCTTCACCACTGAGGAAAGCGCCAGAGCGGTGGCCCAGGTTTCGTCAGCCATTAATTATCTCCAAGGTTGATCCAGGTGACAGTCACCGTGCCATTCAGGTGCAGGGCTCCGGTACCGGCGTCAATGAAGTCATCGGCGTCGATCAGCAGGTTAAGATACAGATCCAGCGCCGTGCTGTGCCCGTCCAGGATGGCGATCTCAGTTGCTGTCGATTGGCAATCCCCGGTCGTGACAGCGGCTACGGCCTGCGGGGTGTCGGTCTTGGGAACCAGGTCAACCTCAGTGCCAGCCAGCGAGCCATCGGCATCCGCAGCCGTACCGAATGAAATGTCGCCGTCCCAAGTAGCGGAAACGGGGCTAACGGTGTTCACAGTGACTGCCGTTACGTCCCCCACCCATGTACCCGAAGCAGGGGTGAGGGTCAGCGCCGTGGCATCAGAAGCCGTGAACGTCCAAGTCTCGGTAGCGCTTCCGTGAACCTCGCTCTGCGTCACGCCACCCATGGCGATCACAAGCCCGCCGCCAGCGGTCGAGGTGGCCATCGTCACTGTGACGGTGTAAGTGGTCCCAGCAACCGGCACAACATCGGTGGTCAGCGCCGTCGCGTCGCCGGTCGTGTGACTCCATTTGTCGGATGCGTAGGCCCAATTTCCAGCCGGCGTCCAGGTAGCGAAGTTGCCAGCCATCTCAGCGCCAGCAGCAACGGTGTCGGTCAGGGCCAAGTCAACCACGGTGCCGATCATGTACACATGGCCAACCGGGAAGTCGTACAGCTTTACATTGCCAAAGGCCACGCCAGCGCCAGCAGCAGCCGGAGCAATGTCAACATCGGTCAGGGTGAGCTTCGTGCTGTGAACCGTGCCGAGCGCGTTCTCCGTGGCTACGTTGCCCGTAGCCGCAGCAGCACCAGCCCAACCGGTGGTGACCGTTGTTCCGGTGATCTTGGTGCCGGTGATAGCGGCGGCAGCATTCGCCCCGATGGTCGTGCCGTCAATGGCCCCACTGTCAATGTCCACCTTCGTGATGTCCACCTCGCCCGTTCCCTTGGGCGTGATGGCGATATTGATTGCAGAGTCTGTCCCGTCAGCCGCCAGGGTAGTTCCAGCCAGGGTAACCCCCGCAGCAGCCACGTTGGTATCAAGGGTCGTGGCATAGACCGTGCCGTAGGTCGGCGATTCCACGCCGTAGGGCGATGACGTATTGTCGGTCGCCCAGACCCCCGTCGCCCCGGTGATGTACCAATAGTGCAGCTTGCCGAGATGCAGGGTGACAGACGCATCGGTCGAGGCCGTGGTATTTTGCAGATAGCCATGCACCGAGCTGTCGCCGACGTAATCGGCCAGCGGTGCCTGGATCTTCACCTGGCCCGTCCCCTTCTTCATGATGGTGACGGTGTACCCGATGTTGTCAGTGCCGAGGGCCGGCAGATAGACAATCAGGTTGGATGTCGAATTCATGACGATGGTATCGCCATCGTCGGAAAGCAGCAGGCCGTAGCTGGCGGTCTTCTCGGTAACAGTAGCGCCCAGGCCCACGCACAACAGGGCGACAAACAGAAACGATATTAGCTTTCTCACTTTCTCCTCCTCGTTCTCTTGTGCGGGGCAACCAGCGGCGCGATGTCCACCGGGCCCGGCTTGATCTCAGGCGCTTTTTCGATCATCTTGTTTTCAGGCGCTTGACCCTCAGGCAACTTGGCCTTGCCATATCTGATCCACGCCTCGCAGGTCTCAGGCAGCAGCTCGACAACCTGCCCGTCGGTAACTTCGATAATGTGAACCCCATCCTGGGCGACCTTGTACGGCCCTCCGATGATTTGCACTCGATTCAGTTTCAATTTGCCTCCTCGAAGGGGCCGAGGGGGGCCCGAAGGCTCCCCCTCCCCTGATCTATTGATGCAGTCGCCCCTTTACTCATGAACTCAAACAGTCGGCAGGTGATGGGCGTTGAGCTTCACCACGATGCCAGAGAAAATGCCGCCGGTGCCCGGCGAACCCGTGACCGCCGTGAGGTCGATCCGTAGGTAGCGCTTGTTGCCGCGATAGTAGAACCAATGGTCCTCGTTATCGCTGTCAGCATCGGTGAAGGTCGGCTCCAGATCGCCGGCAGTGGGTCCACCGGCAACCAGGTCGCCATCGGCCACGGCAGTGAACGTGCTGTTGTTCGCGCTCTCCTTGAGCTCAAACACCCAGGCGGTGCCGTCGGTGATGGTGCCAGACGAAATGCAGATCAGCGCCCCCTCGTAGCCCTTGAGATCCACGGTGGCATCCCCGTCAGCCGCAGCGGTGCGGGCGCTGGCATAGAACGATTGAACAGGGTAAGCGTCTCTTGAGGTAATCATGGTTGTTCCTCCTTACGCGCTGCAAGCCACGAGCCGGAAGGCTTCGGGCAGAATGACTTTGCCATCAACGCGCTTGCGAGCGATGAACCGGACGTTGCCGGCGGTGGCCTGGGTGTACGGGTCGCGCTGCACGATCATTTGCAGACGGTCAGCGACAACATAGCCACGCTTGAAATCGCCCAGAATGGCGACAACGGCACTGCCAGCCACAGCCGAAGCCATGTCCGTGGCCTCGACGATCGGGCGGCCCAGCAGCATGTCGGGATTGCCGACCATGCCCGGCTGCCACAGGAACTGACCCGTGGTGGCATCGGTGAACCTGCGGATATAGCCAACCATGGCACGGTTCATGACCCAGGTGGCGTTGCGCGCATAGTCGCTCTTGAGAGCGTAAAAGCCGGTGAACAGGTCAGCAGCGGCGAACGTGCCACTGGAAGCCGTCGACGTGGTCTTGTAGGAAGCGGCCACGGTGGCTTCCACGGTGATGCCCTCGGGCTGGCCCACGCCATTGCCGCTGACAAAAGCCGTACCTTCAAGCACGGCGAACTTCTTGACAAACGCCTCGTTGAGCTCGGACTCCAGGTTGAAGGCGCTGTCTTCCAGATTCCAATTGCTGACATCCACCAGCGCGTAGCACTCGTGGGGGAACAGGGTGTGCTTGCCCCAGGTGATGCCGGTGGTCTCAGACTTGGTTCCCGCCTCGGTGGTCCAGGCGGCGGTATGCAGGGTGTCCTCAGCCGGGATCTCGGCCGAACCCCTGGACGTGCTGATGACACGAGCCAGCGAACGGATGGGGCTGTACTCGGTGATGCCCTTGACGATCTCGGCGATGTACTCCGGCGTGGACAGGTAGCCGCCCGTGGCCGGATCGCCGATGGTGAGAACCTTCACCTCGGGAGCGCCATTATAGACGCCCTTGCGGATGAACTCGTCGTAAGCCTTGTGGGCCTTCTCGATGTTTTCAGCCTTGGTCTCAGCGGCTGACAGTTGGGGGGTTTTGATGGTGGCGAGCTCGTCCTTCAGCTTGTTCCACTCCGCAGTGTTCTTTTCCTCGAACACCTTGAAGTCGGATGAACTGAGCTTCTGCTCGCCGATCTCCTTGACTTTGGCCTGGAGGTCCAGACCAACCTTGGCGATCTGTTCGTGCAGTTCTTTGATCTCCATGTTTGCTCCTTAGTTGAATTGAATTGTGCTGCGCAGTTTAGCGAGGTCCGCAGCAATGGCCTCCAAGGACGGCTGCTGGTTGTGCTCAGTGGCATGAGCCGGCTGGCCCGACTTCAACAGTGTCTCGATATGCTTCATGGCCTTGACGGCCACAACGCTCTGTTCATGGGTGAGCGCCTTGACGGAGAGAATCTGCTCCAGCAGCTCCCCAAGCTCGTTGGCGCTCTTGACATTGGTCACGAGGGCCCTGCGGTTGGCTGGGAAAACAACCAGGGAAATCTCCCACAGCTTGATCTCCTTCAGCAGCCGCACGCCCTCTTTCAAATCATCCTTGACGGTCTCGAACCCGATGGACATGGCCTTGATGACGCCCTGCTTCATCAGGGAGCGCTTCTCACGGGCGGCACCAACCTCAAGGTTCAGATCACCCTTGACCTTGAGCCCCTTGTTGTCCTCCTCCCCCGTCACCTTACCGATGGGCTGCGTGGCGTCGTGCGACCAGAGCAGCGGGAACACCTGCTGCTCCTTCAGCGTTTTCTTGAACGCTCCAGCCTCCACCACGTCGTTGTATGAATCGACCACGCCAAACACGCTGGCGTAGCCCTCAAACGTCCCCTCTTCGTCGTTGACCTTGCTCAGGCTGAACTTGACGTCTTTAGTTTCCATGCAATCCTCCT